GACTTTCCTAAAAATTGCCTTAACTTACCATAGACTTTTATTTTTTTAAGCTGCATATCTGTAAACTCCTCTAAGTGCCTGTTGATATCTTAAGTCAAAAAGTTCTCTGCAACTCAAAGCTTTTATATTATGATTCAATATCATGTTATCACCTATATAAACAGCAACATGATCAAGATTTCCAGTTATTGATTGAAAAAGCAAAACATCACCAACTTCTATGTTTTTATTAGATTCTTGTTTTTTAAATCCTGTAACAGGTAAACCTTTTTCAAATAAAGGATTCTCGATGAAATCTTTTATGCGTTTTGGTCTTTTCCATTCTTTTAACTTTATATTTTTTGTTTCTAAAAACCAATCAGAAATTATACTCCAACAATCATATTTTCCCCAGATAAATTTTCTTCCAATTAATGAAGGTGCTTTCCAACCTGTAGGCTCAAAAGATTCCCAATGGTCATGCTCAATACTATAAATATAATATGGAAACCCAAGATGTTCGCAGGCTGCCCTGTCAGTGTCTGAAGGTGTTGCAGCACCTCTAGGATGACTATGTATTACCCCAATAACTTCTCCTGTATCTTCACATTCTGCCCAATCATCAGGATCAAGTATAAAAAATTCAAACTTTCCTTCTGCTAAATTTTTACAGGGCCAAAAAGTTTCTTTGCCTTTAATTATGGCAAGCAAACCACAAGCCTCTTCTGGTGCTTGTTTTTTTGCATATTCTATAAAAGATTTTTTCCAAGTCATATTTAAAAATTAACAAATGTTCCAACACCTGCAAAGTCAGCTTTTGTTACAAGTTTTTTAGGTGCTGATACACCAAACAGATCAAAACTACTTACAAGCTCAAATTGTACAATGTTTCTATTTTCTATGGTTTTTCTTTCAATAAAATAAACTTCACGAGGTAATTCTGCTGAAGGATCTACAGAACCACTTTTGTATGGGTTTACGTTAGATGGAAAATTCACTTCATCAAGGTCTTTAATCAATGCTCTGCGTCTTGTCACTTTTGCTCCTGCTAGATCAGATAATGCTGTGGTTTGATTTGTAAGTTGTAATATTGCTGTAATTGTTCCTAATAAGTTTGAAAGCGTCAGGGTCGGTCTTGGCAGTTTTCCTTTGCCAGAATATTTAAAACCTTCAGCTTTTACAGGCATCCTTGAATAAGTGTTAGATTGCCATACAATATCTAAACTGTCTTTCATGTTATTGCCACTGTGGAATAAATAAACAGTAGGATTTGCTATTGTTGCATTTACCTTGAAACTAACAAGACCACCTGTAGTTTGTGATGTTGTACCTGTAACAGTGAATGAATCACTTGTAACTGTTTGAATTGTATAAACCCCATCAATTCCAGAACCTGAAGTAAAATCAAGGCTTAAAATTAAACCAGCAGAAAAATTATGTGTTTGAGATAAATCAAAAAATTCTATTGTTTGGTTGCCATTTTGAATATATGTAGCTGTAAAAGTTGTTTTTGTATAATGAATGTCGGGTTTTAATTCGACAGAATATAATTCAATAATAGATTTGTTTGTTAATCCCTGAAGTGCGCTTGTAGGTACTGCCATTATGGTTCAAATACTTCACGGAAAGAACAATTTATTATTGCTCTATTATTGTAAGGGATAGTTTTTGTCCAAGAATCACAAACATACTGACCAGCCCCAGAAAGCGTAAAATCAACATTGGTTGCAACTGTAACCAAAGCACTATCAGCAGAAGAAGAAGTAAGTGTAAAAGTATTGGCATCAGCAGAGGAAGCGACAACATATGATCCATCAGTAGGGCCAGAACTAAAGTCAACTGTTAATACATCACCTATTGCCACGCCATGATTTGCAAAAGTGACAGTGATGATTGTGCCAGCAGCACCACTTCCATTTGATTGAACAAAGGTTCCTGTCTTTGCGCTGAACCCTTCTGCAGGTGGTGTAAATGTAAAACTTGCCTGATCTGCAACCCTACTTCTTAAAAACGCCTCAATGACATCTGCATTAGTCTCAGACACATTAAAAGTAAGATCATATACTTTTGGATCTTGTGATAATGGCAGGCCATACAAAGCCCTAAACTCATAACCATCACCAAGAGAAGTAACTCTTATCTTTGGTTTGCTTTTTTTTCTCATCCCATAAGTGGGAGTTATTGATGGGAATGTAGCCATTATCTATTTAATAAACCCCCTGCCCTTTGTTCATCAATTATAGTTGCCTGAACAACACTGGCAATCAGACCGCCCAACTGATCAGCTTCTGATCCGTTTCCTTGAACAGAACTACCAGTTGCATCTACGTTCACAGTGATCATATTATTTGTTGTATTGCCTCCACCAATAGCATTGTTTGGAATGATATTGCCACCTCTAGAACCCATTTGCAAAAGCTCAGGGCCTCTTTCACCGACTAAATATGCACCACCAGCAGAAACAGGGCCACCGTTTGCTCTTGGTGTTGGCACAAACAAATTTCCCAAAAATCCACCAATCCTCCCACCAATACCAGCAACAGCCCTTTGTATAGCAACTTCGATAAGTTTTCTTTTAAGATTATTTAACACGCTGATTGCAGCTTGGGCTAATGTCTTAGTTCCCATAACAGCATCAGTAAGATTAGAGACAATACCTTGTTCAACACTTTTACCAATTTCCATATATTTTTCTTTAAGTTTATCTGCCTCTTCTTTGAGTTTTTTATCTTTATCAAGAGCTTCTTGTTTTAGTTTGTTTGTTTTTTCTAATTCTGCATTTTCTTGAATAACAATATCTAATCTTTCTTTAATCGGCTTCATTTGTTCACGCAATATAGCAAGTCTTCTTTCTGCTGCTGCGATAGTTCTTTTATCATTTGACCTATTTATAATTGCAATTTGTTTTGCCATTTTTATTCCAAGATCAGCCTCTAACGCTTCTAATTGCGCTTTTTCACCTTTTTTTATTGCTTCAGTAACTTTATTTTGTTCTTCTCTTTGTTTTAACAACTGTGTAATGATAGCTCCAATTCCTGTTGCAACAGCAACAAATGGTATTGCATTAAGAGCTATTGTAAGTACGCCCCCTGCAGCAGCTACTTTGATTAAGCCTGCTGCTACAACTGGTAAAAGAACAGAAACACCCTTAGCTGCAACTGCAATCGCTGAAAATATTGCCGCAGTTTTTCCAATAGGTGAATTTATAAAATTAGTTGCTGCAACAGTTAATTCTGTTAAACCTTTAATTATGGGAAGAACTGCTGGTTGCAGTAAATCTCCAAATGCTCTTGATAAATTTTCTGTTTCATTTCCCAAGTCTTTAAATACTTGCGTTGGATCATTTTCTAATAGTGCCTTGAGCGAAGCCGCGCCATCAAGTTCAACTTTCTTTAATGCCCTAATTACTACATCACTTGTTAATTTACCTTCAGAAGCAAATTTCTTTAACCCCCCAACTGTTGTATTTAATTCTTTTGCTATCGGTGCTAACAGCGTTGGAACTTGTTCTGCAATTGATCTAAATTCATCCCCTTGTAAACGCCCAGAACCTAACGCCTGTGCTAATTGTCTAAATGCGTTTGATGATTCCATTGCAGACGCACCCGCCAGCTTTGCAGCGGTATTAAATCCAATAAAGGTGGTTCTGATATCTTCAACAGCTACACCCAAAGGCTGTAATCTTGCGGTAATATCTGTAATACCTTCAAGCGCTTCTGTTGCACTAAGTCCAAATGATTTTTGTGCTTCTGCCGCTATTTCCTGTGATCTTGCAAATGTTCCAGATGCTTTTGTTAATAAACCTAATCTTACATTTAGTTTTGCAAAATTTGCTGATGTATTTACTGCCTGTCTTGCCAAAACTGTTAAACCAACGCCAGCAATTGCTGTTTTTAATCTATTTAAGCCGCCATGAAGTTGAGTAGTTCTATTCTGTACACCCTGTAATGCTCTAGTGGCCTGACTAGCGTCAACTGTAAGTTTTACATTAGCCTGTGCCACAAATAAAAAAAGCCTTTATTATATCTTACCTTCTATTTGCTCTTTGGCGATTTA